GGTATTCGGACGATATTCCTAATGACATAAAAGATTTAGCGGCGTGGGAAGAAGCGGTAAAAGCGGTGTTGTTTGCCTATAAACCTTACAAGGATTTTGGTGGACTGTATGAAGGTGCTGCGACATGGGCACAACTGAAACGATTAGGAATATCGCAGGACATTATTGTTCGTGACTTGGTGCATGGTGCGACCCATTACTATGCCCACAAGAAGATCGGAAAACCCCACTGGGCACGGGGCATGATTGTCACGACGATACTGGAAGGCCACACTTATCTTCGTGGGTATTAGAAGGAATCAAACAATGCCGATTGTTGAACAATATGAGTACACAAATTATGTAAAATCATTGGAAACGGAAAACCAAAAGCTCCATGCACTTGTGTTGTTGTACAAGAATAAATTGGAAGAGGCTTTAGGAGAAGAGGAGGGCACTGATGAATACAACGATCAAAGAAAAGTTTCACGATCTGTTGAATGAGATGATCGAAGAAGAAGTGCGAGAACAAATTATGTTTCGCACTCGTGAATTACATGATCGCATGGGCATGTTGGAGCGTCGTTGTGCTTCGTTGGCGAGGGAAGTAATGAATGGCAACAAAAGCAGGACGAAGTAAAAAATTAAGAGGTGCAATCGATACTCGGCCTAATTGTGAATATGATAACTGTACAAACAAAGCGGATATTACAGCGTCCGGGTGGGTACCCGCCTTATGCGCTCAACATTATTTAGATACACATGAATCTTACACGCGAGCAAAAACAAAAGATTCAAGAGGCAAGGGGTAACCCACAGCAGACATTAAGAGTGGTTGTCCCTAAACTTGAAGCTATTTTGCATGAACCCATGCCTGTTTTGGATCATGGGTTCGTCCGTGTCATTGACTACATGGGTGATGACGCTGCGGTAGTGCAAGCAGCGCGTGTATCTTATGGCAAAGGGACGAAAAAGGTACGAGAAGATGCTGGCTTGCTAAATTATTTAATGCGACACCAGCACTCTACCCCGTTCGAGATGTGTGAAATTAAAGTTCATGTAAAGCTACCTATTTTTGTAGCTCGACAATGGATAAGACATAGGACAGCGAACGTCAATGAATACTCGGCTCGCTACTCAATACTGGATAATGAATTTTATGTACCTACACTTAATAACCTAGCGGAACAGTCGGGTACTAACAGACAAGGCCGAGGGGATGTACTGTCTACCGAAGCAGGTAAGAGAGTGCAGGATTTACTACGCGAAGATGCAGAGCGAAGCTACCGGGACTATGATCATTTATTGAATGACGAAAATTTATCTAGGGAATTAGCGAGGATGAACCTGTCCCTTAACTTTTATACACAGTGGTATTGGAAAACAGACTTATATAACTTGCTCCGATTTTTGTTGCTGCGCTGTGATGCACACGCACAATATGAGATTAGAGCATATGCTGATGTACTGTTGGGTATCTTCAAGCGTTGGGTTCCGCTTACCTATGACGCATTTGATAAGTATCAATTGAACGGGTACTACCTATCTAGACCGGCCATGAATTTTGTTCGGAAGATGATTGCTGGGGAGGCAGTAGATGCGGAGGATACGGAGCTATCCAAACGTGAGTTGAATGAGTTGTTGGAGATTCTATGATGATTGATTTACTGTTAAGTATTCCTGATTTTTTGCGCCGGAGAAAGCGTAGAGGACGGCCCCGCAAGGCAGAAGAAGTGGTAGCAGTTGTTGAAACTACCGAGGCCATCTTAGAAAGATTGTCTGAGTGGCAAGCAATCAAGCGGATACGGTACGGTGAAAAGTACACCATGACTTTAACAAATGAGTTGCCTAGATTTGGAACAGGCAGACGAACATTCTATGTAAAAGAAGGACGGAAGTGGGCGCACTTTACCTTGCACGTTGGCGATCCTGCCAAAACTAAGAGTCGGATTCGTGGTAAGCTACCCTTGAAACAGTGGCAAGCTATGAAGGAGCAAATGACAAATGAAACTAAAACAAAAAACAATAGCAGGCGTCGTAGCACTTTATAAAACTACCCCGGAGTTTACTCGGAAGATAAAAAGCGACAAGACTCGGACACAGTATGCGTATCAACTATCTAAATTATGTGCTTTGAAAGGAGTAGCCGAGCTACCTGTATCTGAACTCAATGTAGCGAAGTGCCAAAAGATTTATTGGCAACTGTTGGAAAGTACCACTAAGGACGGTACTCGTTTTGCAAATGTCACGTTGCAAATTGCGACCCGTGCTTGGAACGTGATGATGAAATATGATGTGCTTGAAAAGAACCCGTGGCAATTTGTGGAGCGCACAAGGCCCGATCCTAGAAATACTGTATGGAACCTAAGTGACTTTAGAACTTTTCTAAAAACTGCATTTGGGGAACCTAAGTGGAGAAACATTGGTCTATTGGTTCGGATTCAAGTGGAGCTAGGCCAGCGAATCAATGACATTCGACTAGCCCAGTGGGGTAATTTTAATTTAGAAGAACAACTTTACAGTCGGGAAGTCATTCAGAAAACGCGGGAAAGGATTCCCGGTATTCCATTGTCGCCTGAGTTGACGCAAATGTTGATAGACCAGAAAGCAGAATATGATTTTCAGGAATGGGTAGTTCCCCATCCACGAAGTTTAAAACCATACTCGGAGCACAATATTTCCAGTAGCTTTCAAAGCATTCGTGAAGCAGCCGGATTACCCGACACACTACAACTTCGAGACATACGCCGCACAGTGCTAACGGATTTAGCAAACTGTGGTGCAACCGATACAGAAATCATGGCATACTCTGGACATAAGAACAGAGAGAGCCTAAACCCGTATGTGCGAATCAGTACGGAACAAGCTCGCAATGCAGCCGCGAAAAGACAGTTTGATCCTGCTTCCATTATGGAGGACATTGACGAATGAACGTCGCCGCCTTCATTGAAGATTTAAACTTAGGTCTTGAGGAACAACATCGAGGCGACTGTCCTGTTTGTAGTGGGAACAATACGTTTACAGTTACCCGAAACAGAGATGGGATTTTGTACAACTGCTACAAAGCTGACTGTAATATCTCAGGCAAACAATCTTCTCAAATTCGTGTTTCGGATTTAACAGCGAAAGCTCAAGTCCCAACTACACCTTTTGTTTTGCCACCACATGTTCTGATGGGACGACCTGAGATAACAAGGTGGATTGAGACACACGAATATCCGTTTGAAAATGTTGAACTGTACTATGACATAAAAGAAGAACGGATTGTCTTTCCGGTTCGGCATGAAGGAAAGATTGTAGACGCTACAGGCAGATCCATCAAAAAGGCCGTGGTTTCTATCTCAAAAACCTCATACAACTGGAGAAACTGCCAGCCAAAATGGAAACGCTATGGCTCTTCTTCCCATGCCTACACGCATGGAACTGGGGATGTAGCAGTGATTGTCGAGGATGCCATTTCCGGGGCCATGGTGGGGGCTACAATCGCCACCGCTACGGGGGTAGCCCTGATGGGTACCTCCTTGCTTTCGTCGCATGTGGAGCAACTGAGAGCGTTTGAGGGGGTAATTATTGCTCTGGATCCTGATGCCTTGAAAAAAACCCTGTTATTGAGTCAGGAATTACGCAGTAAGTTAGATACAAATAAGATTTTCTCTATGAAATTAGAGGACGATCTGAAGTACAGAAAGAATAATGACATATTGAAGTTAAAAGACAAGGTGTGGGAATTTACAGAGATGTATGGAGGGCCAGCATGGAGATAGGTTTATTGCGAACCCTAACAAATCGAGAGTTCTATGTTGCACATAGAAATTTAGTTAAGGAAAAGATATTTCGGAGCAATGAGACTCGTTCGATTAAGCGCACAATCGATCTGGGTATGAAGGAGTATGAGCACGATTTAACTCCTGCCGACATCGAAGCTTTATTTTGGACAAAGAATGGGACACTCACTACAGCACAGAAAAATGTATACCACGAGTTGTTTCAGAAGATTGAAAACACTGAGCCACTGAATGTGGAAGTGGTGCAGGATGTACTGCGAGTATTGAACAGAGAAGATGCTGCGAATGAACTTGCAGAAATTGCATTCAAAATGTCCAACGGAGAGATCACTTCTCTGCATCGGGTATTAGAATTTATTGATAATCGAGAGAATGATTTTCTACCGGCGTTAAAAGTAAGATTTGAGAGTATGGACATTGATTCTTTACTCGCAAAATCTAAAGATGATTTCAAGTGGACAATAAACATTTCCAGTGTAGCGAAGCTTGTGCCGGGGGTGAATGCAGGACAACTTATTCTTGGGGCAGCCCGGCCCAACACAGGGAAAACTTCTAGCCATGCGTATCTTTGTGCTGGGCCTAATGGGTTTCTAGCACAAGGAGC